CTGTGATGTTCTTGTATCCACCTACTTCTGCTACTGGTTGGCTCATATCCGTTCCTCTTTATGTGTAGTTTCAAAATCCCACAATTCGTCTAGCGTAATCGTCTGTAAAGTCTTCCCTTTGGGGAGGGGTTCTTGTGACTTGTCCTGACGATACGCAACCGAAAGCATTCTAAAAGCATCACTTGGGTGACTCGTCCAGTCGTGCCTTGGAGTTTGCCGAAATGTTTTCTTATCTTCGTCATACTCTCTTTGATACTGCCTTAATGCTTCAATTCCTTCTTCACAGATTGGGTCAAAGTAGCACCTTGGCAGAATCATTCTAACCGCTTGAATACCATCTTGCACACCGATTTCTGGCACTATTGCTAATTTACTTATGCCACCTAAATGGTTGGCTAGTTGCTCAAGGATTGACTTGCCACCCGATGCAAGGGTCTTGGCTCTAGCGTCATGGGGTAGGTAGTGCTTGGTGTACCGATAGCCCTTGCTGTTCACAACATTGGCTATTTCCTCGATGGATGCGCCTGAGACCGCGTAGTAGTCCATCACATGAATCTCACCCCTGACTACCTGATACCACCAGATCGCTGTGTCATCTCGATAACCTAAGTCCCACGCTGTGAATACTGGTGCGTCTGGGTCAAACTTGAGGTCTTGGATTCTGCCATCTGCGTCTAGTTGGCGCATCTCCACCCCGTAGAACGCCCCGAGGATAGCTGCCTCAAACGAGCACTCATACTCTTGGTCATACTGGTCTTGGCTCAATTGGTCTTTGGCAGCCCTCAGTTCCGAGGCAGGCAATATCTTTGATACTGTGGCTGGTAGGCGTAGCAAAAACCAATCGGGCGTAGCCTGGCTAACCCTGTAAATGTCGTGAAACTGATTCTTGCCCTTTGGAGTACCGCCAAACACAGCCCACCCAAGTCTGTCACTCAGCGTTGGGCGTATCACATTACCCCACACGCTAGGTTTGAAGTCTCCGTATTCATCTAGGTATACCCCGTTAAATCCTAAGCCCCTCATAGCATCTGCGTTGTCTGAGCCAAATAGTCTGATCTTTGCCCCGTTGACCAGTTCGACTGTTAGATCGCTCTCATTGGTGCTTTTACTTACGGGTTGGGCATAGAACTTTAAGTAATCCCACGCTACCGACTTGGCTTGACTTCTGAATGGGGCTATGTAGGCGTACTGTGCTCTCACCCCACCCTCGGTCAATGCTCTGCGTATCAGGTCGTTGATAGCTGCGACTGTCTTACCCGCCCTTCGGTGTGCCACTAGACATGACCATCTCTCCGTCCTTTGGTGAAAGGGCATGAACGCCTCTCTCGGAGAGTAAGGAATGATTACTTCACGCCTTCCCACTTGACCACCATTTCGATTGGGCCTTCATCCGCGCCCGTTATTTCTGTCCTAGCAAGTTTAGGCACATGGTATTCCACTACGCTTTGGAATAACTCAAATGCCTTTGCAGGGTTGGGTTTTATATCTTGGTCAGGAATGCCATCTGCAACCTTGTCTAGCCACTCTGCTAATCTGTGTGCATTACCATCAACAAACAAAGCAATAGCCTCCCTTGCCTGTTGTGTGGTCTTGTTGGGCGTTCCTGATGTGCGCCCTCCTGCTTTCTTCCTACTTTTAACTACTTTAGTTTCTGACATAAGTATTTAGTGTTATTTTAACGATCTTGTCGTTCAAGAATTTTAATATTCTTCTCTTCGCCTGGGAACATTACATAGTTGTATGTTTGCTTGGGTGCAATCATCTTTCCCTCTGGGTTTTTTTGCAAAAACTCTTGTGCGCCTGCTTCAGAATTAAAAATGTTTTGCCCCCCTTGTGGGCTTTCAATTATCCATTCTGGTTGTCTTCTAGAAAAGTTGTCTAAGTATTTAATGCCTGGCACACCTTGTTGTCTTAAAAACTCTGATGCGTCCACCTTAGGATTAACACTTCCTAAGCGTTCAAATTCCTTGGTAAGTTCAGCATATAAATGCGCCCCACTTGTACCAGTAGAGCCACTTCCAAACTTTTCTAATGCAGCAGAACTAACTTTTTGTCTGATTTCTTCTGGAACGGGGTAATACCAATCAAGCATTTGGGGTATTTTTTCGTCTGGCAAATCTGCTTTATATAAATAACCAGAACCAGTTTTAGTTTTTGCGCCTGCTTGTTCCCATTGGGCTAATGTCTTTAATGCGTCTTGCACATCAGGGCCTTCACCAAATTTTGTTATTTGGTTTGCCGCAAATGCGTATGGGTTTGAACTTTGAACTTGAAATGCGTAATCTAATGCGTCTGCGGCTCTAGACTCTCCAGTTACTTTTCTTCTTGGCAATTCTTTATATAAAGTGTTTCCAGATGAATCGACAATTTCAGTTCTGGCGGTTGTTTTTACATATTCTTCGCCAGTTTTGATATTTCCACCTGTGTAAATGCCATGTCCATAGGCTTGTGCGCCTTCGCCTGTGCCAATTTTGGACGCATCAAACTCACCCAATGGGTTGCGCTCAGTCGGTGGGAATTGGTGCGGTGTGCCATGATAAACATCAAGTCTTGATGGTTGGTTAGCCATTAAGAACTCTTTGCCAGCCCTAACAACATCAGATGGCAACCGCATTACAGCGCGGCCTAAGTTAATTGGGCCTCTTGGGTTCATTGCCCCACCCAATTGTTCCATCCCCTCGGTCTCGGGACGGGCTTGTGTAACTCTTTGAGGCAACATTCCCAAAATGTCTGTGGTAGTTGGCAATATTGCTTTGGGACTTACTTTCACACCGCCTGCGCCAAATGATGTGTTTATGCCCATGCGTCCCAAGGTCTCTAAATCCCCTGCTGTGCCAGGCACTTGCGCCACTCCACCCCTTACCAATGATTCCAGATTACTCAGCCCACCACGCCCAATGTCACCAATCATCCCCAAAAGGTTGGGTGACTTGTTTATTGTCTGCAACGCTTTTAGCGTGTCAGGCGTAATGCCCCCTGTATCCATTGCATACGGGTCTAGGGCTTGGGCTAGTGCTCTGTAATCAGCCATATTGCTTCACCAAGGCTTTAGCCATTTCTTCTTTTTTGTCTGCCTTAACAAACTCTTTGGCAACCTTAACAGGAATGTCGGCTTTCTTGGCGAACTCAGGGTTATGAGCTGCAGCTTGCATAAATCGTTTTTGTTTGGCAGAAGTGCTAGGCATGAGCGTTTTCCTTCATGTTGATCAGCCCGTTAAGCATCCTTGACTTGGTTTTGTGCCATTCCTGAGAATACGCGCAATCCTTGTAGTGCTCAAACTCTGGTATTCCTAAAGTGTAATGCGCGATCTTTGCTTCTTGATCGTCTTCACCCACCAATACATTCCACTCTTCTGGTAACTCACCGATCTGCTCGTCTTTTAGCCACTCAAACCGATGCAGTTCACTTCCTGTGTGGTCATCAACAAAGTCAGGGTCTAACACCCTATTATCTGGATGCTCACAGTTCCACAGTATCAGGCTGGACCAGTTCTTTCTCGGATAGTTCTCGTTCTTGGTCTCCATCGCTGTGCCGATGTATTTCCTTTTGTGCTTGGTAAAGTAATTGTGCTTAACTACTTGTACCGCCTTGGTGGGGTCAAATAACTTGTCTAGTTCGGCTATGTCGGCAAGCATCAGCATATCGCTTGCATCCATAAATATCGCTCTACCTCTAAATCCTGTGAAGTAAGGCACTAGGAATCTTTGGTAGATAAATGTGTTTGACCCGTCTCTTTGCTTGCCAAAAAAGGGCGTAATTGCCACCGCCTCTGAGGTGCGCTCGATCAAGGATTGGGTAAAAACATGATACCCAATAGCCTCCCGAGGGTCGTAGCCTGCAAAAATTCTAATCATTTGAGTGTCAGTTTATACAAGGTTGAATCAATCAACCCTGCTATCTCATCAATGATGTTTTGTAGTTCTGTCTCGTCTGGCATGGCTTGACGATTTTTCTTCACATAGTCTTTTATGCTTTCCATATATCTCACAGGCTCTTTAGCGTTGTGGAAATTCTCTGGGAAGTTCTTAATCTTTTCGTAGCACCCTGAGTAGGCTTCTGCAAACGAATCTGTTAATTCAATAATCTCGGGGTAATACGCGCCCAATGCCATGTGTAC